TCCAGTTGCAGACGATCATATGAATTATTATAAATCTGCAAAAACAGATGATGAAAGAAAGTTTTTAATAAAGCATTCAGAAACACACGGAGATGAAATAATAAATGATGGTAATATTTCTAAAAAAACACAAAAAGTACATGATTCTCTTGTTGGTGTGTACAATAAAAGAAATAATCTTAAAGAGTTTAACTTAAAGAAAAAATAATATTATGGCATTTTATATGAAAGGTTCTCCCTTTACCCAAAGTAAATTAGAAAGAAAAACTCTAAAAGCTCAAAAAACTTTTGAGCAAATAGAGAAAATGAAAGATAAAAGACAAACTAAGACTCGTCTTAATTCCAAAGTTAGTAGAATAGATGATGAAGGAGTTAAAACTCGTAGAGAAATAAGAAAACAAAAAAAATTAAATAAAACAATGAAGCAGGTTAAGAAATTAAAAGATGCTTAACAAAACATAAATATTATGGCAAAAAAGAAAATCCAAGAAGTAAAATTAGACCAGCAGTCTGGTTCTAGTGCAATATGGGACGGCCCATTATCAGAAAGAGGAAGAGCGGTAAAACCGGGAAATCCTAGATATGGTTTAGATCCAATGCAAGTATTAAAAGCAGATACTCCTTACAAAGCTGGAGCAATATCTTCAAAAGCACAAGCTAATGATGGAGGTAATTGGCCTAAAAGCTGGAATGCATCTGTTTATAAGAATCCAACAGCTAAGTAAAATTACACTAAAATGAGTGATAGAATAAGTGAACATATATCGCTTAAAGAAGGGATTAAATCTCACACAGCCACTAGATTAGGTATTGATAATTCACCTAGTGAACTTGATTTAGTTAGAATGAAAACTATTGCAGAAAAAGTATTTGAACCTCTTAGAGAATGGGTGGGTGGTCCAATCGTTATTAATAGTTTTTATCGTTCACCAAAACTTAATTCTGCTATCGGCGGAAGTACCTCGTCACAACATTGTATCGGTTGTGCACTTGATTTAGATGATAACTATGGTTATAAAACAAACGCTGAAATGTTTGATTATATTAAAAATAACTTAGATTATGATCAGATGATATGGGAATTCGGAACAGACGAGAATCCAAATTGGGTTCATGTAAGTTACGTTTCTGAAGATACAAACAGAAGAAGACTGTTGAAAGCTTCAAAAATTAACGGTAAAACAACTTATTCAGTAATATAAAAAATAAAAAAAAATGATTAGAAATTATTACACCGAAGCTTACAAATCCGCTATAGTAGCAACACCTAGTGATACTTTACTTATAGATGGAAGAACTAAAGCAGAAGTACCTCAAGGCGCTTGGAAAGAATACAATTTATATATTGGAGATTCTCCAGCTACACTTCCTGTCACAACAACTATAGATAACACAATTGTATCAAACTCAACAAACGTAGGTTTAAAATCACCTAATCCACTTATTAAAGCTGGTATGTTGGTAAAAGGTACTGGTCTTCCAGATGCTGGTCTTACTATTGCTTCAGTAACAGATGCTAGTAACTATGTATTATCTGCATCAGATTCAATAGCGGCAGATGCTACGTTAACTTATACGTATGCTGCAAGTGCAAAATTAAAAGTATTAACTGTAGAGAATCAGGCAATAACATTTGATAATCCAGTTAAAGGAGAAATATTACCAGTCAGTGTAGTACAAGTATATGCTACAGGAACAGAAGGTGGGGTAGAAAATTTAGTCGCATTAAGTTAAACATAAAAAAAAATAGAAATTATGAGTTGGATGTCAAAACACGCAACAGAACACAAACAAAATCTTTTAGACACAATGCCTATAGATGATAAAGGGGATGCTCTTTTAAACACAGGTTATGCAACTATGGGAACTGGACCTAAAGCAGGAGCTGGACCTAAAGAAACTGCATATACTAAAGTAATTAAGAAAATACCAATTGAACCGGTGGTAGAAAAAGGTAATTATTTAAAAACAGTTCATGAAGATAAACCAATATCAATGACAGGTTCTCCATTAAGTAAAGCATATTGTGCAAAATCAGCTGGAAAAAGTGGTTGTATAAAAAAAGTAGGATCAGACTGGAGAGTTGTTAGTAACAAAACTGGAAAATTATGGCCTGCAAAATATGGATCACAATCTAAAGCAGAAGGAGCTTTAAAAGCTTATCATAGTTAATTTAAAAAAAAAATCATGACAAAAATCACTAAAGGAAACGTAAAAGCAGCTGTCAGAGATGACAAAGCTCACATCGATTATTTAAAAAGAGATGTTCTAGACGATCAAAAAAAAGGTGGTAAATATAAAGATATTGACCAAACTGCCGATGAAAAACACATATCTAAATTAGCTGGAGATATTAGACACGATCATACATTTATGTCTAAACATTCGCATACTTCAAAACATCATAAAAAATCATAAACATGGGAAATCAACCACATCACATGGGTTCAATCGGAGGAGGTATAAATCTTTCAAAAACAAAAACTCCAAACGATGCAGACATAAGATATATGCCTGTTGATAATAGAGCTAGCATTCCTTTTCATCAAGGTGATTCAGAAAAAGAAGCTAAAAAATATTTAAAATCTATAAAAAAACATCCAAAAAGAGAACAAAATTTAGATTCTATACAAAAAGTATATAATAAACAGTTTGATGATTTTGATATGGGTAGTAAAGTTCAAGGTGGAGAAAAAAGTTTTGATAAAAACTATCATATATTAAAACAAGCTGGTAGAGATACTATATTTGGTATGTTAGGTTCTCCATTTAAACAATCAGGAAAAGTAAAAGATACAGTAGTTGATCAAGGTAAGAAATCTAAAAGTTCTACTCCGCCAAAAAAATCCATTAAAAAACAAATTGGTAAAGCTGCTCAATCGATTCTAGGTATTACAAACAAACTTAGTAATTTTGACGCGCGTCCATCCACTAATAACATGGCCGGTGTTAAGTTTGAATTTGGGAAACCGGATGTGCGTGATGGCAAGTAAAAGAAAGACAGTAGAGTCTGTATAAAACTCAATCATAAATACATTCACAAAAATCATTAACAAAAATCAAAAAACAAAAATTATGGCAAAATTTATTTCACTTGATTCTTCAGCAGCAGGACTTGATGCAGGAGAATTTTTAGTAAGTGCTGAAGCTATTGTGTACGTTGACCAATCGGCTAACGTAACAACTAAAATTTATTTAGATGGTGCAGCAGCTGCTAACGATTTAATTACGATTACTCACACATCTACAGGAACTGATCCTTCGATGAGAGAAGCTGTTAACTATGCTTTAACTGCTAATCCAGGCGGTGTAAAAGCAAAAGTTAGCTTACCATCAGGAATTACTATTTCTGCGATTGTATTATCGTAATGAAGAAACGTGGTTTAGGAGACAAAATAGAGTCGTTTACTAAAACTACGGGTATTAAAAAAGTTGTAGACGCAGTATCGCAGGGTTTAAATATACCCTGCGGTTGCGCTCAACGAAAAGAGACTCTAAATAAATTATTTCCAGGAAAATAACTATGGCATTTAAACTTAATAATCCACCATATTCTCTAGATAACACACCAGTATATCATGTGCCTTTAGAAGAAGGTATTTTAGGAAAAGCTGATAGAAATGGAAGTATTTTAATAAACAAAGATATAACTGATCCTAAACAAGAACAAGATGTTATTAATCATGAATCTGTTCATATAAATCAAATGAAAAGAGGAGATTTAGATTATGACGATAAGTATGTTTATTGGAAAGGTAAAAAATATTTAAGATCTAAAATGAAAGAAGGATCTCCAGCTTTAGCATGGGAAAAAGAAGCATATAAAAATAGTTAATTATGAGTAATTTTAGTTCGCCATTTATGGCAAAAAGTCCTTTATTACAAAAAGAACCAAAAAGAGTAAAAATAGAATCAGAAGGTATTGCTGGTCAAGGATCTACTGAATATGTTAGAGGTGGTAGAGAAGGAGATAAAACTCACAGAAGTGTTGAAATAGGAAGAGATTATCAAGGTGATCAAAGAAAAACTGTACGTAGAAAAAAGAAAGATGGCACTTTTACAACAAAAAGTAAAAAAATAAGCGATAAAAAAGCTGAAAGAATTAAAAAAAGAAAAGATAAAAGTCATGAGTAAATTTAGTTCACCTAGAAAACAAAATAAATAACATGTCAAAACCTAAAAAGAAATTTGCAGAAACTACTGTAGGTAAACTTTTATTTGGTGCTGCTTCAATAGTAAACCCTACATTAGGGAATGTACTTAAAGGAGTAACGTCACCAGGAGAAGCTATAGCAGCTATAGGTAAATCAGATGTAAGTGGTGAAGACAAAATAAAATTACAACAACTTATATTCGATCAACAAAATAAAGAAATGGAATCTATCACTTCTAGATGGCAAGCCGATTCCATGTCAGATTCTTGGCTTTCGAAAAACGTACGTCCACTAGTTTTAGTGTGGTGTATTATAGTATTTTCATTAGCTGGGATATTAGATAGCGTAGAAACTATACCATTTCACATAGGTGAAACTTGGAATGATACTTTCGAGAAAGTAATGATGAGTGTGGTATTAGCCTATTTCGGAGGTCGAACAACAGAAAAAGCTACAAGTTTATTTAAAAAATAAATAAAACCTGTAACTATATTAATACGTAAATAACTAAATTAAATTTAATCAAAATGAGTGAAGCAAAACAAATGATTACCGAAGACCAATTGAAGAAAATCCAAGATTTTCAAAAAGAGTTGAATAAACTTTTAAATGAAACAGGATTTTTAGAAGCCCAAAAATCCGCAGTATTAGGGAAGTTCCATGAAATTAATAAGGAAACTGAAGAATTCAAAAAGGAACTTGAGAAAGAATATGGATCTATAAATATTAACTTAGAAGACGGATCTTTCGAACCAATTGAAAAAGAAGAAGATAAGAAATAATGTCTTCAAGTATCAGAAAAATCAGCATTGGTTCTGATTATAAAACCGATGCAATGCATTATTCTGTTGGTCAGTCAGTGTATGGAGGACATACTATATCTCATATACTCGCTGATCAAAAAGACAATTCTTATAATATTTTTATCAAAAAAAAAGACGAAGTATTGCCATGGAAAAAGTTTAACTCTAACATGGCAATCTCCGTTGAGTATGACTTAGAGTATTAATGAAAAGTTTATTTGATTTTATCGTTGAGCCTTACGGCCAGCGATATAATAATGAAATAAAGATAGGTGACAAAAGCCTTATAATTAATACTAAAGTAGAAAGTTATAAATCTGTTAATAACATTGCAAAAGTTATTGCAGTTCCTTTAGCATATAAAACAACAGTACAACCTGGGGATTTATTAATGATTCACCATAATGTATTTAGAAGATTTTATGATATTAGAGGAAACGAAAAAAACAGTAAGTCTTATTTCAAAGATAATTTATACTTTGTTCAACCAGATCAAGTATATTTATATAAAAGAAAAGATAAATGGAAGGCATTTGGCAATAGATGTTTTATTGCACCCCTCAGAGATGAAGTTGAAATAAACAACTGGATTGAGCAAAAGCTTATTGGGGTATTGAAATATGGAAATAGTGCCTTAGAAGTGCTAGGAATCAACGAGGGAGACCTTGTAGGTTATACTCCATACGGAGAATATGACTTTATTGTAGACGGTAAGCGTCTTTATTGTATGAAATCTAATGATATTGTAATTAAATATGAACGTCAAGGAAACGAAGTTGAATATAATCCAAGCTGGGCACAAAGCAGTTGAGGAACTTATTAAAGTAGCTAAAGAAGCTATCGTAGATTCAGATGATGATATTTCAGCAGATAGATTAAAAAATGCTGCAGCTACAAAAAAACTAGCGATCTTTGATGCTTTTGAAATTTTAAATAGAATTCAAGAAGAAAGCAGTATACTAGAAGACAAACCTCTAGAACAAAAAGAAACTAGTTTCAGTGGGTTTGCAGAAAGAAGATCAAAATAATGTACAAACAAACATTATATAAAATAGTAGAACCTATAAAACCTCATGTTATTAAAAGACTTAACAAGTCTAAAAAATGGGAGTATGGTTATAATAAAGAACACGATCTAATAGTAATTAGTCGAACTGGACAAATAGGTGAGATTTATGAAATACAAAATCTTACAATTGCATTACCATTAGAAGATAATCCTTATAAAAGATCTAATAAAAAATTAGAACAATATTGGGAGGTATTTGAAAGAAGGAAAGAATTAAAACATATAAAAACTATATTTGATTGGAAATCTTATCCTGAAACTTTTAAAAATAAATTACATGACTACATCGATGAAGAGTTTAAAAGAAGAGACGAAGGTTTCTGGTTTTATAACAAAGGTATTTCTACCTATATTACTGGTACTCACTACATGTATTTGCAGTGGTCAAAAATCGACGTGGGACAAGCGGACTTCAGGGAAGCAAATAGGTTATTCTTCATATTCTGGGAAGCATGCAAAGCAGACAAAAGGGCATACGGTATGTGTTATCTTAAGAACAGGCGTTCAGGATTCTCTTTTATGGCATCGGGCGAAACAGTTAACATGGCCACAATATCAAGCGATGCTAGATTCGGTGTCTTATCAAAGTCGGGAGCCGATGCTAAAAAAATGTTTACCGATAAAATCGTCCCGATCTCGGTCAACTACCCGTTCTTCTTCAAACCGATCCAAGATGGAATGGACCGACCGAAAACAGAGCTGGCATATAGAGTTCCAGCGTCGAGATTCACTCGTAAAAAACTTGATACGAATGAGAGGCTCGAAGAAATCGTTGGACTCGATACTACAATTGATTGGAAAAACACGGGAGATAACTCCTATGATGGAGAGAAACTTGCGTTACTGGTACATGATGAGGCAGGAAAATGGGAAAAACCCGAGAACATCCTCAACAACTGGAGGGTCACGAAAACGACGTTAAGATTAGGAAGTAAAGTAATTGGTAAGTGTATGATGGGTAGTACCTCAAACGCTTTAGATAAAGGAGGTAGAAACTTTAAAAAATTATACGATGACTCAAATGTTACCAAAAGAAACCGCAATGGACAGACTAGCTCAGGATTATATAGCTTGTTCATTCCTATGGAATGGAATTACGAAGGATACATCGATACTTATGGATACCCTGTCTTTGACACTCCGAAATCCCCAATTAAAGGAATCGATGACCAAGAGATTGAGATTGGGGTCATACAACATTGGGAGAATGAAGTAGATGGTCTTAAGGACGATCCAGATGCATTAAACGAATTATATAGACAGTTTCCACGTACTGAAAAACATGCTTTCAGAGATGAAACAAAACAATCTTTATTTAATCTAACTAAGATTTACGAACAAATTGATTATAATGAAGATTTAAAACACTCAGGATTACTAACTCAGGGTAATATTCAGAGGGAAGATGGGATTAAGGATACTAGCGTACAATTTATGCCAAGCAAACAAGGTAGGTTTTTAAAATCATGGGTTCCAGATAGACATC